AGAAGTGACCTTAACTGTAAAAACATCCATTCTAAATCAAATGTAGTTAATTTATTCATATCAACATCAGTCATTATACATGCTTGAGCAACATCTTTCATTGCCCTCACAATTTGCTTATTATCTTTCGACTCTAAAGCAACCATCATTATTTTTTCTTCCTTAACTAAGTAAGGACGATATTCTATATCAACACCGGTTGATGGTAGCTTAGTGCTATACCGGCTTGAGTTCACTTGTGGCAATGCCATATTTTTCTCCTATTATGTAATTAAATCTAGTACTGCATTTCCAGCAGATACTACTGATGATAATGCTCCTTCCGGAACAAACTTATCATATTTCCAATCAACAGTTAAAGTTGTCAAAGCATCTTTATCCTGATTCAAATCAAAACCACTAATAGCTTTAGGATAAGCTTTTTCTAACCTAACGCCATAAATTGGTATGTCTTTTTGATTAAGCATTTGTATTACTACATCAACTGCATAATCATCTTTATATCCAACTAAATGTTTATCTGGACTATATATTCCTTCCATCCAATTATCAAACATTCTTCGAATGTACATATCATTTGTGACTACAAATTCCATTTTGCAATCATCATCTATAAAATCGTATGGATATGAATTTTGTTGTTCTTCTACACCGTATTCAAAAGTGGATATAGTTCTACCAGGCAAGTTTACTTTTTGACATAGTAAACTAATATCTCTTGGGTCATTAACTAAGTTCTTCAAACTAAATCCGCCACTTAAAGCTTGAGATGCTATTGATTGAAAATCTAAATTCAATAAGCTTTGAGCTGGTGGAGTAAATATAACATGAAATCTATTCGTTACCGCTAAACCTCCATGTTTGTTAAATGATGATTTTAAATCGTCTATATTCATTAGATTGCTGCCTTTGATTCTGACCAGACTTTATCTTTTCCGGCTTTTCTAAATTGTTCTACTGGTAAGAATATTGCTATTTCCCACTCGGTTATAGGTACTCTTACAAATTGTGATTTTACATGCTTTCCTAAATAATGTTTAAAACATGGTTTAAATTCTTTAAACTTTGCACTACCTTTTAATAAATCATATCTCATTTTAGTTAATCTTGAGTCTGGTTTTGGATTCTTTCTTGGGCCTAAATCTAATAACTTATCTAAAAATATTGCCCTTATATCATAAGGAAGGTAGTGTAAGTTAATACCATAGAAACCACCAGGTGCTTCATCGACCATTATAGTCAGAGGAAACCTATCATAATATGGTAAAGTTTTCTTGAGTTTTGGATCGTACATATACATATACATCTCACCAATAACGCTTTTTCCTTGTGGGTCTAAAGCACTATCACTCATTAATTTGTTAACACTAGGTCTTGTTAGTCCTTGGACTTTATCCTGAAACCAACTAATACTATCCTTAGTTCTGCCTGTTACGCCAGCACGGAAAGCTTGAGCCTGTAATGTATCAAATAAACTAGCCATATAAACTATTTATATCAAGTGTTGAGTACTTTGATACCTAGATTCTTTAAAGTTTCTTCAGTCCAAACTTGAAACTTCCAACCTTTATGCCTTGCATATTGGTCAGCTGCCTCCCATTTATCTTGATTTTTTGAGAACGTAATGACTTCATTTAAAAACTTTTTAGTCTTTCTCTTTGGTTGTTTCGGTGGTAAAGTCTCTTTTTTAGGTTTAATCTCTACCAATATTGTCTGACCATTGTTCATTTCAACATATAAATCAACAAAATACCTATGCAGTTTATTATCTACTTTACATTTATAAGGGACAACAATCTCCTCAGAACTCCAAGCTCTGACTTTTGGATTGTTTTCGCACCATCTAAATGTGTTTCTTTCCCATAAAGAACGGAATATTACGTTAGTTGGATTGCCCAGATACTTATCTGGGTTTTTTATTTTGTATCTACCTTTGTAAGCCATATAAATAATACTATAGTTTAATTTATTTATAAGGTATTTATATGGCTACTACAGAACAACAACCACCAGCAAAGGAAGGACAAGGAAAAACTGACTTAATTTTTCCAGCACATTTGAATGAATTAATTAATCAAGATGTTGGCCATCCCTTTGTTTTAATTACAAACAACTTTGATAATACTGCAATTGGGTTGCCAGTACCTGAATCAATTTCATTAGGAGATGGTGCTAACTATGAAGGATTAAATAGAGCTCAGTTTAGAACATTAGAAGGATTTAAAGAAGGTGGTGCTGATGCTATTAGTGAAGAGGATAAATTAGCATTTGGTTTAAGATTTTCAAAAAACTCAGGTGTAGGACCATTAGAAGATTTAGCAGCTGAAACATTATTTAAAGAAAGAACAGCTCTAAATCCAATGACTGAGATGGCATTCTCGGGTATGAATATGAGAACTTTAGGTTTATCTTTTGAGTTAGTACCTAGAAATGAACAAGAAGCAATTACAATACATGACATCAATCATAAATTAAGAAGTTTAATGTATCCTGAAAAAACAGGTGATACCGGATTTAGTGTAAAATATCCAGCAATGTTTCAAATACAATTTATGTCTGGTGAGAATGAATCTAGATTCTTTCCATTATTTCACCATGCTTATCTAAGTGGATTAGATACTAACTTCAGAGGACAGGCCGGTGCTTATTTTAAAGTAAAAGATGACTACATGGGATTAAAACATACTATAAGTCTTACATTTAGTGAATCTAAAATGCTTACAAGAAATGATATTGATGGATTATTCATAGACCCAGGTGCGGAAAAACCAAGTGAAACAACTAGTGGTAGAGGTAAGTTGACACCAAATGCACCAACAAACGATGGAGCTGGTTTAGCTCAAGGTGTTAAAGATTCAGCTAAAGGGAGTAATTAATTATGCCATATTTTAAACAATTTCCAACTATTGATTATGATATAAATCGTACAGGTGCTATCACACCTTTAAAAGATATCTTTAGGTCAGTTAGACCATTGCCTGATTTAATTGATAATTTTAGTGGTTATAGATTCTATGAAGTAATAAATGGTGAAAGGCCTGATTTAGTATCACAAAGATTGTATGGTACACCAGATTTCTATTGGACTTTTTTTGTTGTAAATGATTTTTTACATGATGGATATCGTTCATGGCCAATGTCTCAAGAAGATTTATATGCATATATTAATAAAGAATATGCAGGTAAAGTAATAGAACTTCAAACAACAACAATTACAGATAGCGATGGTAAAATATCAACGGTAGATAGTATTGCAGGAAAGTTTCAATTAGGAGAACAATTAGTAGGACAAACATCTGGAGCTCAAGGTAAACTAATTAAGAAAAATACTGATATGAATCAATTAATAGTACAAAACGTCACAAAAGCTTTTTTAGGAAATATGCATGAACCCGGTGGAGTAAGAGAAGAAATAAGAGGTGCATTAAGTACAGATGTAGTTAATAGTTATAGAATATATAATTATGCTGATGCTCCATATTATTACTATAATGAATTTGATGGCGATAAGAAACCAGTCACAAATGCTTTACACATCGATGGAGGAGTTGCATCTTCCGATTTAGCTTTTCAATCTTATAGAAACTTTGAGTTTGAAAGAAATGAAGAGCGTTCTAAAATACGTTATGTAGACCCAAATTACGTAGAAAGGTTTGTGGATAAATTTGAAGAATTTATAAATGTCTAGTCAAACCGAAGTATTAAATCCAGAAGGTGGTATATCACCCAGCTCTTATTTACTTAAGAAAGCTCTATTGTATCCATCAAATCAAAGTGACCCTATTGATATACGTGATATGATTATGGACTTGCAAATAGAAGAAGATATAAGTGCACCATACATACAAGGATTACTTTTTTTACAAGATTCTGGAAACTTTTTAAGTGCTTTGAGATTAAATGGAAATGAAAGATTTGAACTAACAATTGGTAGAAGAAAACAAAATGATTCAGAACAATTAGATGAAGACCAAAAATGGGAACTCGATTTAAAAGCAATAGAGTTTTTTGGATACTCAAGATTTAGTCCATCAAAACAATTCTATAGAATGAGAGTAGTTTCTCCATGGGTTGTCACTAGTAGTGCAAAAGAAGTTATAAATGCTTTTGAAGGTACTATATCTTCTAATATAGAAAAATTACTAAAGAACAATTTAGAAATAGAACGTATTGAAAAAATTAATACTTCAAGTAAAGAAGCAATTCAAGGTGTTTACCCAAGTATGAAACCACTTGATGCAGCTTTATGGTTAATTAATAACGCATATGAAGAAAGTACACCATTCTTTTTATATGAAACATGTAAAAAAGGTATATACTTAGATTCTTTAAAATCTATGTATGAAAAAGAACCATTAAAAACTTTTGAATTAAAAGCTTTTTTTGGAAGCAATCCCGGAACACCAGAATATTATGATGAAATGTCTAGAAGAATTATTAAATTTTCATCACCATTAAACTATTCACAATTTGCAAATATAGAAAGAGGTGCATATGCTTCTCAAGTTGAGATGATTGATATATTTAATAAAAAATTTATTAAGAATGAATATCGTTATGGAGATAATAATAAACTAAATAAATTTCAACCCTTTTCAAATAATGATGAAGTTGGAGGATTAAAATTAAATCAGCTTACTAAATCAAAAGCATATTACGTTTCATTAAACCCTGGGTCATTTGATTCATCAAATATACACTCACCATTAAATAATACAATTATGAAAGGCGAAGCTTATTACAACGCTTTAGAAACTAATACAATGCACATGGATATATTAGGTGACTTTGGATTAGAGGTTGGTGAATTAGTTCAAGTGGATGTAAGTAAAGCATCATCAAGTGCTGCTCTTGACGAAGCAAATATGTTTGACAAATATTTAGGTGGTGTGTATTTAATTAAATCAATTAAAAATAACTTTGGAGAAAAGTTTACACAAAGAGTTACGTTAGCTAGAGATTCAGTCGGTGTTGATATTGATAGCGAAGAAGGTGGATAATGGAAAGAATAGATGAATATATAGGAAATGAATTTACTTGGTTTATAGGCGAAGTATTAGATATAAATGATACAACACTATATTCAAGAGTAAAAGTAAGAGCATATAGTTATTACGATGAAAGTGTGCCAAAAGAAAAATTACCTTGGGCAACTGTATTATTACCAAACACATCAGCTTCAAAGGCAGGTGTTGGAAGCACACATGGATTATTAGTAGGTTCATGGGTTGTTGGATTCTTTAGAGATGGACCAAGTGCTCAAGACCCAGTTATTATAGGTTCAATACCAACACAAACAAACGAGGTAAAAGATATTCCAACAGAAGCTCATGTTGAGAATATAAAAAATAAAGTACATAAAACAGAATCAGGTCATGTTGTAGAATTTGATGATACAGATGGTGCTGAAAGAATAAACATTAAACACAAATCAGGAACGACAGTATTAATTGATAAAGATGGTGGACTCCATATCAGCTCAGTAAATGATACAGTCACAATAAAAGGAAACACAACAATTACAGGAACATTACATGCAACAGGAGATATAAGTACTGATGCAGAAAATGGACCAACACTAGGAACTCATACTCACCCACAAACTGGTGGTACAACTTCAGATGCAGACAGTGGAGTTGATACTAAGAAACCTTCCTAAAGTTGTAGTCAAAGTGTATAAATAGTTATATGGCGGGATATTCAGGAGATAAGAAAAACGTAGATGGTATACCAGCAGCTAAAGTTGTTGCGCAAAGGAAACCATATAGAGATTTAGATTTAACGCTTGCTGTGCATCCTATCAGAAAAGATATTGTTCCGCTAAAAGATGATAGAGCTGTAGCAAATGCTCTTAAAAATTTAATATTGACAAATTTTCATGAGAGACCATTTCAACCAAATAAAGGTGCAAATTTAAGAGGTAGATTATTTGAGCCAAATGATGCTATAACTAGAATTGGTTTAAGAAATGATATAAGAAAAGTTATAACAAATCATGAACCAAGAGTATCAGTAAATGGTATAAACATACAGAATGATGAGGATAGAAACTCATATAGAATAACATTAGTGTTTACAATTAAAAATTTAAATACACAAGAAAGTGTAGATATAGAACTAAGAAGGTTAAGATAATGTCAACCAATTTAAACGTAACAGAGTTAGATTTTAATGAGATAAAAGATAACTTAAAAAATTTCCTAAAACAACAATCCGAGTTTAATGATTATGATTTTGATGGCTCAGGATTAAATATTCTATTGGATGTTTTAGCTTATAATACTCATTATAATGCTATGAACGCACACTTTAGTTTAAATGAAGCTTTTTTAGACTCAGCTCAAATAAGAGGTAATGTAGTCACAAGAGCTAAACTATTAGGATACGTTCCACGTTCTGCTTTATCACCAAGGGCTGTAATAAATATAACAGTAGATGTTTCAGGAGTATCAGGTGAGAAACCAACTAGTATCACATTACCAAGAGGTACAAAATTAAACACTCTCGTTGATGGTGTTGAATTTCAATTTGTAGTACTTAACACTCAACAAGCAACTTTATCAGGAAACTTATACTCGTTTGCAAACGTAACACTCGTTGAAGGGTCATTAAGAGAATTGAAATATAGAGTTGATAATGATATAGAAAATCAAAAGTTTCAATTAAGTGATAAAGACGCAGATACAAGTACGTTACGTGTACGTGTACAGGAAACACAAGGTTCAACAGCTTTTGAAGTATATTCAAAATTTGAAACATTAAAAGATGTTGATGCAACTTCAAAGGTTTATTTCTTACAAGAAAATCCATCAGGATTTTTTGAAGTATACTTTGGCGATGGCGTTACAGGATACAAACCTATAAACGATAATATTATTACTGTCGATTATGTAAAAACAAAAGGAAACGAAAGTAATGGTGCAAGTGTATTTACTATAGTTGACCAAGTAGGTGTATCAGCAGATTTCGAAACTTCAAATCCAACTTTATTTTCCGTACCAAGTACAGATGCGGTGCCTAATCCAATCGTCACGGTCACAAATGCTGCTGGTGGTGTAGAACAAGAATCATCAGAATCAATTAGATTTAACGCTCCACTTACTTTTGTATCTCAAGATAGAGCTGTCACATCACAAGATTACGCTGCTATTATTAAAAAGAATTTTAGTAATATAGATTCCATAGCAACATGGGGTGGTGAAGACCAAGCGACCCCTGATTTTGGAAGAGCTTATGTAGCAATCAAACCTTTATTAGCTGATAAATTAACTGATGACGAAAAAACAGAAATTAAAGATTCTATATTAAAAGGTAAGAATGTTGTATCAATTACACCTGAGATTGTTGACCCGTCTTTTACAAGATTAGAATTAGATGTAGCATTTAAATATAATCCAAACTTAACAGATAGAACTTCAGCTGAATTAACAACATTAGTAAAAGATATTATTAGTGATTTTAATTTTAACAACTTAAATAAATTTGATGGTGTATTTAGGCATTCACAATTAACAAACCAAGTAGATACAGCAGATCCAGCAATTTTAAACAGTTCAATAAGACCAAGAATGTTTCAAAACTTTACACCACTCACAGATGCTGATGGAAATATTACTACGCAAAATCATACCCTTTCATTTGCAGGTAAGTTTTTAAGTAGAGGTGCAAGTAAAAAATTCTTGCTATCATCTTCAGCTTTTAAACTAAATGGCTCAGATACAAGCGACCATTTCTTTGGTGATGTTCCTATTGATGGTGAAACATTAACGAGAAAAGTAATTGTTTATAAAGTAGTTGATGGTAAAAACATCACTGTTGTTGCAGATGCAGGATTAATTAATATTAGTGAAGGAACAATTTCTTTAAATAACTTCTTACCAACAACAAACGCAAGTATAAGAGTTTCAGTTATACCTGATTCTTTAGATATTGCACCAAAAAGAGAACAGCTTTTAGATATTGACAGCTCAAGAGTTGATATAACACCTGAGATTGATACAATTGCAACTGCTGGTTCAAGTGGAAGTATATCATATTCAACAACATCAAGACTTAAAGACTAATGGCAAAATCAAATCTCACACCAGGAGTTATAGAACTAGATGATTCATCTTTAGTTGATACTAAGGAACATATTCGTTTAGACCAAATAATTCCATCTGAGATTATACATGATAAAACTAAATTAAGAGAATTTTTAGAAGCATATTATACTTTTATGAATATGGATGAGTTCATATTCCAAGAAACAAGTACTTTCAATGATATTGTTTTAGATGATGTTGCCAGATTCAGAATGCCAGATTCTCAAAAGAATAATCAATTCTTTGTAGATTCAGATGCTGGTAATTCAACTCTTGTACTCACTTCTCCAACTGGGAAATCACCTGCTAAATTCATCTTTGATGGTTCTTCATCATCGATAGTTGATGTCTCTAATAATAAAT